AAAGATGGAGGGCGTCGGATCTCCCAACCTGGACGGGATGCCCCACGCCCATAATCCGCAGGCGGCTGAGGACCGTATGCTGAACTGCATCGAGGAAATCGACGTGATCAAAGAGCGGTACCGTCAGGCAGTCGAATACATGGCATGGTTCAAGCCCGCCTGGAATCAGCTGCCGGAAGATGAGCGGTATGTCCTTGAACTTTTCTACATGGATGACTGCGAAGGCGCTGCTGACCGGATCGCTGATCATTTCGGTATTGAGCGGAAGTCAGCCTATAACAGGAAGTACCGTGCCGTTGAGCATCTGAGCATTCTGCTGTACGGGAAGTATTGAGGAAAAAACGGAACGACTTAACTTGCGGTTTCTGTTATAGTGATAGAATCAAAAAGAGCCTCGTGGGGAAACCTGCGGGGCTTTTTCATGCCCGGATTGGAGGTGAGCGGATGGGCAGAAAGAACAGGCGGATGAAGGAACATATCCCGGATGTAAAGCGGCTTGAGCGCAGACTGGTCCATCCCAGACGTATGGAAATCTGGTATGCGAAGCTTCCGATGGGCAGGAATACAAGCGTCCAGGGCGGAAGCAGACCGGTTGTGATTATCAGCAACGATATCTGCAATCAGAGATCCAATACCGTGACGGTTGCCCCGATCACGAGCCGGATGAAGCATCTGGAGATGCCCACTCATGTGGTGATCGGCAATCTGCGGGATGAGGACTCCATGGTTCTGGCGGAACAGATCATGACCATCGACAAAAGCCGCCTTGACCGGAAGATTGGCGACTGCGCTGGGATGGAAGACCAGATCGAAGCTGCCATACTGGAACAAATAGGAATTGCTGCTGAAGCAGCGGAAAGGAAAAGTGAATGAGAATTATCACATGCGAACAGGTGAGCAATGGACATCCGGACAAAATCTGCGACCAGATTGCGGACGCCATCGTGACGGACTGCCTGCGGAATGATCGCAACAGCCGTGTGGCGATTGAGGTCCTTATCAAGGACAACCACATCGTCATCGCGGGAGAACTGACCAGCTCCCATGAGCCGGATTACAGGGCTTTGGTGGATGAGGTGTTCGAGCGGATCGGAAAAGAGCAGCTCGGATATAGCGCCGATTTCGACATCGAGATCTTGGTGGGACGCCAGAGCGGCGATATTGCCCAGGGTGTGGATATCGGCGGAGCGGGTGATCAGGGCATGATGTTCGGTTACGCAACGGATGAAACGCCGGAACTTCTGCCGATGCCCTTTGTGCTTGCCACAAGATTGCTGGAAAAGCTGAAAGTGCCGGAGGGAAAGCGTCGCCTGAAAGCGGATGCCAAAGCCCAGGTGACCTTCGATTATGACGAATGGAAAATCCTGACTTTCCTGTGTTCGGTGCAGCATTCCGAGGATGCGGATATGGGAATTATTCGTGAACGGATCGGCACTCTGATGAAAGAGGTCGCAGCGGAAGCAGGGCTGAATACCGATTTTGAAATCTTGGTCAATCCGACTGGGCGTTTTGTGATCGGCGGTCCTTATGCGGATTCAGGCGTGACCGGTCGCAAACTGGCCTGTGACACCTATGGCGGAGTTGGGCATATCGGCGGAGGAGCCATGAGCGGAAAAGACCCGACCAAGGTAGACCGTTCCGGAGCGTATATGGCCCGCAAGATTGCAAGGGATATAATTCGCGCCGGATTTGCCGACCGCTGTGAAGTCCAGATCGCTTACGCTATCGGTGTGGCAGAGCCTGTGTCTGTGGACGTGGAAACCTTCGGTACGGAGCGCCAGGAGCTTGGCTTTATTCGCGACTACATTCGCGGCAACTACGACCTCACACCGACGGGCATCATTGATGGGCTGCACCTTTTGGACGTGGACTACAACGCTGTGTCCAGCTACGGTCACTTCGGGAAGGACAGCCTTCCCTGGGAGCAGTGATGCCGTCGCGTCCCAACACACCCTGCCGACACCCTGGCTGCCCTGCGCTTGTCCCCTACGGACAGAAGTACTGCGACAAGCACAAGCCCCTTCACCCGGAAGAGGTGCGAAGCGCCAGCAGCAGAGGCTACGGCAGAGCATGGCAGAAGGCAAGGCAGAGGTACCTTGCGGCTCATCCCCTGTGCGTAGAGTGCATGAAGGAAGGTAAGTATGTCAAGGCAACAGACGTTGACCACATCATCCCGCACAGAGGAGACAAGAAGCTCTTCTGGGATGAGGACAACTGGCAGGCCCTCTGCCATTCGCATCACAGTATCAAAACCCGAAATGAAGATGAGAATCCGGAATATCGGTTTTGAGCTTTAATGGTCTGGTGAGAAGGTGCACAAATTTGCACCTTCTGAGGCACCCCGGGGGCCTGGGTCACTTCTCTGTGGTGAAGTGCCACGGAGACCGCCGCCCCCTCTCGTGTTGGTTTTCGCAAAAAGCGGGGGCCCGGGGTCCCTGGAGCGGTGTTCCGACGCAACTTGAAGGGGCAGGATTGCTGAAAAACCTTTGAAAACAAGGGAAAGTCGGCAGTTCTGCTCCTTTCCGCGGAACGGAACAGGCATGAGAAACCTCTGCGGAATCAGAAAAAACCTCATCGAATTTCGGGTATTTTTTGAGTTTTTCCACCAGTTGGATTTTCAATTCGACGCAACGTGAACATAGGAAGGAGGCAGATGCCGTGCAGGAAGAGATTATCAGGGAAGACGAGTACGTGGACATCTGCCCCAACTGCGGCGGGCTGTTTTCGCAAAATGCCAGGGGCCGCAGGAAGAAGTTCTGCTCGGAGAAATGCAGGACGGCGTGGAACCATCGGCACCCGAATCCGGAGAACTGGAAGAACACCAGCCGGACGGTGATCTGTCCGCAATGCGGGAAGGAGTTCACTGCCGCAAGAGAATACGGACACTTGAGAAAGTATTGCAGCCGTGCCTGTGCAAATAAAGGGCGGGCTGCGGAAAGGAGAGCACTTGAAGAAAACACTTGAAGAGAAGATGGATGCGGTGCTGAACGATCCAATCTCTCATCCTGCCCACTACTGCGATGGCGGCATTGAAACGCTGGACTTCATTGTGGCGAAGAAGCTGGACTTCTTCCTTGGGCAGGTCTGCAAATACATTTCCCGCGCCGGAAAGAAAGACCCAGCCAAAGAACTGGAGGATCTGAAGAAGGCGCAGTTCTATTTGAACCGCAAGATCGAGCTGATGGAGGAGGCGCAGCATGACAGTTGAGATTCCCGGACAGAGCGGTGTCATCGGGCGGTACGGTTCGGACGCCCAGGCGATGGTTCATATGGAGGAATGCGCCGAGCTGATCCAGGCCATCAGCAAGATGCGCCGCGTCAGGAATAAAGGCGCGGACGACAGCGAGGCGTATTACAACCTTGTGGAGGAGATGGCGGATGTTCTGATCTGCATCGAGCAGATGAAAGTCATATATGAGATCCCCAACCATGAAATCCAGAGTAAGGTGTTTGAAAAGTGCGCGAGGCAGGAGGCGAGGCTGCATGACACTGACTGAAGGATTTGTGAAAGACCAGGTTTTCATCGATTTTGGCTCCGAGCCGATGTACGGCGACGACCAGTGTTACATCGATTACCCCTGCCGGTTCCCGACCGTGGGCTTCCAGCTCATGGCGACCAACGGGCTGACCGAGATCGCGGACCGCATCCGGAAGGACCAGGGCATGAGGCCCATGCATCCCATGGACGAGTACACAGACGACACCTGTGATAACGACGGCTGGTACGATTTCTATGTGGGCTTGAATGGGTTTTCTGAAAATCACATGGACAGCTGCATTGATTTCGTAGTGGTTAATTCTGACAGCGAGGACAACGAGCAGCTGTATTCCATTGACCTGACGGCGGAAGAGCAGATGGCGGTTTACAACCGCCTCGACGAACAGTGCAGGAAGTATCTGGACAAGGGCTGTGAGGAACTGCTGGCGGAAGCGCGGAAGCGGATGGAGGAGGACATCGAATACGAGAAGACGCATCCCAGACGGTTTGCGCCGGAAGAGGAGGACACAGAGTGAAGATCATCAAGAGGGACGGAAGTGAAGTCCCGTATGACTACAGAAAAATCAAAAACGCCATCGAAGCGGCCAACGGCGAGGTGGCGGAAGCAGACCGGCTCTCTGATACAGAGGTCGGTTTTATTGTTGGCCGGATCGAAAAGCGGTGCGATGCCCTGGGACGCTCAGTGAATGTCGAGGAGATACAGGACATGGTGATCGAGGAGCTTGCCTCTTCGGATCATTTCCGCCTCGCTCTCCATTACAGCGATTACCGTCTGCGGCATGAGCTTCTCAGGAAGCAGAACAGCACGGACGCCAAGATCCTGTCACTCCTGCGCCATGACAATGAGCTTGCGAAGCAGGAAAACGCAAACAAGGACCCCATCATCAACAGCACGATGCGGGATTACCTGGCATCGGAGGTCTCTGAGGACATTTGCCGCAGATACATCTTCCCGGAGGACGTGATGAACGCCCACGACGAGGGTATCATCCATATCCACGACATGGGCTATGTGTCCGGACCGATTTCCAACTGTGAACTGGTCAACCTGGAGGACATGCTGCAGAACGGGACCGTGATCACGGACACCCTGATCGAGAAGCCGCACAGTTTTTCGACAGCCTGCAATATCGCCACGCAGATCATTGCGCAGGTGGCATCGAACACCTACGGCGGGCAGACCATCAGCCTCGCACATCTCGCTCCCTTTGTGGATGTAAGCCGGCAGAAGTATAAGAGCGAGATCAAAGATGAGTTCCTTGCCATCAGCCGGGACTTCACCGAGGATGAGGTCTGCCGCATGGCGGAGATGCGTGTCCGGAAGGAAGTGCAGCGCGGCATCCAGACTATCCAGTATCAGATCCAGACGCTTCTGACCACCAACGGCCA